GGGCGTCCCTGCGACGAATCCAGGGCCTCCAGTGGCGGCTTCCGCTGAGCGTGACGTTCCACCGGGTTGGGGCAAAACTACTCGATGACGATAACTTGGCGGGTGCCTACAAGCGACTGAGAGACTGTGTAGCCGATTGGCTGAGGATCGACGACGGGGATCGGACGGCGGCAGCGTGGGCATACACCCAGCAGACCGAGCGAATGAAAGCCCTACACGGGACACGGTTGACGATCAGTGAGGTGTGACCCGTGGAAGAACTCTTCATCCGGTCGTTCTGCTATTTTTGCGGTCGGCTCTGCGACGGCGGCATTTGCTTTGTGTGTTTGAGAGTGCCGCACATCGCCAAACACGGTGTGCCGGAACAACTGGACGACGAGGAAGAGGACGACAGGAAGGAAGACCCGTACAACGGAGATTGTCCCGACGACACATGAGGTATAATCCCTCTCGGAGACAATACCCGAAACAACACTCAAACACACTCTCTCGAAAGGGGGAGGGGTGGAGAGGGACGGCATTTTATCGGGTTCCGCCTTGTTCCTTCAACAGCTTGGCGAACGCCTCGATCATCCTGGCATTCAACTTCTCCCCGCCGCCACGGGGCAACACCCCCTGCTTCCTCCCCTCGGTGTCCAGGTCTACGTCGAACGCTTCCGGGAACAACGACACCTGGACCCACTGGAACACGCTGACGGCCTCGTCCGGGCTGAACCCGTAAGTCTCGACGAAGTAGTCGGTGAACTCTTCCAACTTCCCATCCAGGCGGTCAATCAGCACCCCCCGGACCAGTTCGGCCTGCTCTTCCGCCTCTCCCCTCCCCGTCTCGTTCCACTGGCGTTTCAGGCGGACCCGGTGCCCGCGCCCACGGGGCGGCGGGTCGATCCCCTCGAACAGGCTCAACTGCATGGAATCGTGGCGACGGCGTGACATGCGGGCGGCTCCGGGGGTATGATTCCCTCGAAGCCGCCCGTGAGCGCCGGGACAGGCCAACCGCCGGGGAGAGGCTTGCACCCCTCTCCCCGGCCCTTCCCCCATCATACCCCCTGCCCGGACCCCGATTCATGCTGGACAAAACCGCCCTGCCGACCGTCGAGGAACGCTGCGAGACGTGCCGGTATTGGTGGCAGCCGGACGACCAAGACGAGGACGAAGGAATTTGTCGGCGATTCCCCCCGGCCTGGTTGAGAAACCATGACCACCCATCAAAATCGTGGGCGTGGCGTCAGCCGTGGACGGACGGATCCTGTGACTGGTGCGGCGAGTGGCAACCGGCCGGCCGCCAGCATAACCCGCCCGCCACCCCGACCGGACAATGAGCGGCTATGTCCCGCAAACACCGACGCGAACAACGACGGGAACGGGAGGCCGACCCGTCACCGACTACGACCCCCGACGGTGACACTTTGACCGAGCGGGAGCGGAGATTCGTGGAGGAGTATATTCTCGACCCGAACGCCACCCAGGCGTACCGTCGAGCCTTTGGCACCAAGAGCTACATGGCGGCGGCGGTGGAAGGCTCCCGACTTGTCAAAAACCCTAAAGTCGCGGCCGAAATCGCCGCCGCTCGCAAGGCGCAGTCGGTCCGCACCCGGATCACTGCCGACCGGGTGTTGAAGGAAGTGGCGGGTATCGGGTTCGCGGACGCAGGCGACCTGTTCGACGACGACGGCAAGCTGCTCCCCGTCCGCAAGATGCCGGTTCTGATTCGCCGGGCCGTCCAGGCCATCAAGGTGAAGAAGACGAAGTTGTACGGCGAGCCGGGGGAGGGGCCGACGGGAGAGGAGGAGATTGTCGAAGTAAAATTGGCGAGCAAGGACGCGGCCCTCGGACGGCTGATGAAACATCTCGGACTGGTGAAGGAGTTGGCCCCGATCGAGGTGTTGCTTGGCTACCTCAGCCCCGACGTTCGCCGACAACTTGCTGACCGCCTTGCGCAAGGCGAGCTACCGACCGGAAACGATTCGGGCGGGCCTAGCGACCGTCAAAACGGCGAATGACCCCCAACCCTTCGGCTTGGAGTGGGTCGCCCGCTACCTGCCCCACTACCTGACGGCCGCCCCGTCCCGGCTGCACGCCGACCTCGCCGCCGACCTCGCCGCGCTCGCCGGCCGGCGGGGAACCCACCTGAACCGCATCGCCCCCCGCGGCAGCGCCAAAACGACCTTCGCCAGCAAAGCCTACCCCCTCTGGTGCGCCCTCGAAGGCACCGAGCAATTCATCCTCCTGCTCAGCGACAGCGGCGAGCAGGCGGAAACGTTCCTGTCCGCCATCAAGGACGAGTTGGAGGCCAACCCCCGGATTGCCCGCGACTACCCGCACGCGGCCGGCGTCGGCCCGCTGTGGCAGTCCGGCCGGATCCGCACCCGCAACGGTGTCCAGATCGCCACGAAGGGGGCCGGCGGGCGAATCCGGGGTCTGTCCCGTGGCCACCGCCGGCCGACGCTGGTGGTCATTGATGACGCGAACGAGGACGCCGACAGCTACTCGGCGACCAAGCGAAAACGCAAATGGGAGTGGTTGACCAAAGGCGTCCTCCCCATCGGCGAACCGACGACCAACTTCCTGTCCGTGGGTACGGCGATCCACCGGGAGGCGATCCCCGTTCGGCTGGCCGCCGCCGGCGGGTGGCAAACCAAGTCGTACCGGTCCATCCTCGAATGGCCGAAGCGGATGGACTTGTGGTACGAGTGGGAGCGGCTGTACACGAACATCGCCGACACGACACGGGGGCAGGCCGCCCGAACGTTCTACGAGGCGCACCGATCCGACATGGACGCCGGCGCGGTCGTCCTCTGGCCCGAACGGTTCCCGCTGTACACGCTCATGGAAAAACGTGCCCTGGGCGGCGAGCAGGCGTTCAACTCCGAGTACCAGGACACGCCCGGCACCGAAGGCGGGACGGAGTGGTCGCCGGAATACTTCGCCGGCCCCGACTTCTGGGTGAACGCTCTTCCCGACCCGGCCGACTGCGTGTTCCGCGTGCAAGCCCTCGACCCGTCCAAAGGCCGCACGGACAAGCCGGGCGACTACCAGGCTCACGTCTGCCTCGCCGTGGACCGGGCCGGCATCCTGTACTTCGACGCGGACGGCCGGCGGGAGGACGTGACGGAGATGGTGGCGCGGGCGAACCAACTGTGCGAGGTGTGGCAGTCCCGCACGTTGGTGATCGAGGACAACGGGACGATGGGTCTGCTCGAGGCCGAGTTTCGCGAACTGGACAAGTCCGGCCGGCTGAAGGTGCCCGACTACGAGGTCATTACATCGACCGACCCGAAGGCGTTCCGCATTCGTTTGGTGGGGCCGTACCTGGCCCGGCGGCAGGTGCGGGTGGTGAACGGCACCGGCGGTAGAATGCTCGTGCAGCAGTGGCAGGACTGGCCCAACGGCGAGCACGACGATTTGCCGGACGCCGCCGCAATCGCTTTGAAACGGGTGCTCGCCTGACGGCACCATAATCACCCCCGTGCCCGACCCGTCATCCTGAGCGGTCATTCCGGAGAGTCCCACCGATGCCCGCCGACAACAGCAAATCCGGCCGCGCCCCCAAGCCCCGCGACCCGGCCACGGCCGCCGTGCTCGAGCGGCTGGAGTCCCGGCTGACGGCCGTGCTGTCGGAGTCCGTTTCGCCCGCCCTGCCCTACGCGCCGTACCTGACGGCGGCGGACTTCGCCGACACGTTCGACCGGTTCGCGTACCCGTCCGGCTACCCGACCGACCGCAAGGCGGGAAAAAATTACCCCGTCATCCGCAACGAAACGGACCTGCGGACGGCGCGGGCGTTCAGCCGGTTCCTCGCCGACACGAACCCGCTCGTGATCGGGTTCCTCGACCACATCACGAACTTCGTGGTCGGCACCGGGTACAAGTGGACGGTCGGGCTGAAGGGTGCGGCCGGCAACTCGCCGCAGGAGAAGGCGGACCCGGCGGTGGTGGCGTGTCAGGCGGTGCTGGACGAGTTCCGGTCTTTGAACGGGTGGGGCGACCAGCACGAGATCACGTTCGGCGACCTGGCGGACGACGGGGACGACTCGCCCAGTACGGACCTCGAGGCCGAGTGCTGGCGGTCGGCCATGCGGGACGGGGAAACCTTCCTGCGGCTGTTCCGGGGCGGTGCCAGCACGAACGGGATTCCGCGAGTCCGGCGGGTGAACCCGGAGTGCGTGTACTGTCCGCCGGGCGAGTTCTCGGAAGGGCCGTGGAGCTTCGGCGTCGAGACGGACTCCGACGACCGGCAGAAGCGGATTGCGTTCCACGTCGCCGACCCGGACCTGTACCCGACCGGCGGGGAGATCGTTCCGGCCCGGAGTGTCGTCCACTTCAAGTTGAACGTCGATTCCGACATCAAGCGGGGCGTGCCGGACTTCTGGCCGTTGGAAAACGAGGTGCAGCACCTCCGCAAGAGTTGGCAGAACATGGCCGAGGTGACGGCCATCCTGAGCGCGATTGCCTACATCCGGCAGCACGCGGCGGGGGTATCCGGAACCCAAATCCGCAACATGGCGGACGCGATCAAGAGCGGCACCGACAGCCGCTCGGCGAAGTTCTACGACCAGTTCCAGGGCGGGGACATCTACCGGACGTACACGCGGCACGAGGGCGGGACCGTCGTGGACATCACGAACGGGATGGAGTTCGTCAGCCCGCCGGCGGTCGCGGGGATGCCCGGCTTCGTGCAGGGCATGCAGGCGGTCCTCCGCATCGTCGGGCTGCGGTGGGGTTGCCCGGAGTATTTCAGCGGTGACTCCTCCAATGCCAACTACGCATCGACGCTGGTGGCCGGCGGGCCGTTCGAGCGGGCCGCCCAGCGGCGGCAGCAAATCTACAAGCAGTTCCAGGGCAACTTGATTCACCGGGTGTTACTGCTGGCGGCCGAGTCGGGCCGGCTGAGTACCGACGTGATTCGCAAGGTGGCCGTTAAAGTCACCGCCCCGGCGGTGGCCATCGCGAACAAGGCCGAGGACACGAGCCGGCGGGTTCAACTCATGCAGGTGGCCGGGCTGAGCAAGCGGACGGTGTTGGAGGAGGAAGGGTACGACCCGGACCAGGAGGCGGCGAACGTCCAGAAGGAGCAACCGCCGGCCCCGCCGGGTGGTGGTGGCGGTGGCGAGCCACCCCAAGACGGGAACCCGGTGCCGCAGGGGGGTCCGAGTCCGGCCGCGGGACCGGCCCCGCAACCGGCGACGGAGCAGCCGCCGGCGGACCTGGCGGCGTCCCTGTTCGGCGAAGCGAAGGTGAGCGAGGCCGACGCACCGGAGCCGGCCGCCAACCCGCTCCCGCCGGAACTGCTGGCCGCCCTGCTGCTCGCCCACCAGGAGGGGAATCAGGACGCCGTAGACCAACTGCTCGAACTGGCGAACGACCCGACCTTGCTCGCCGCCGTGATGGACGGCCCGCCGGACGACGACGCCGTGAGCGAGGCGGTGGACCGCTCACACCTCGTGTTCGACAAGGTGAAGAAGCGGTGGGTCAACCCGAACAAGGAAGCCCCGGTGCGGAAGACGCCGGCGGGCCAGTTGACGCCGAAGGAACAGTTGATCGCCCGCAAGCAGGCGGCGGAACCGGCGCGGCAAGCCGCTCGTGAGGCGTGGGCGGGCGCGGTGGCGGACCCGTCGAAGGTGACGGCGGACCAGTTGGCGGGGTTGGCGGGCCACCTGCACGCGCTGACGCGGGACGAGTTGCGGGAGGTGGCGCGGGGTCTGGCGAAATCACCCAGCGGGTTAAAGAAGGATGTCGTCGGCCGGCTGCTCGAACACGTCGGGGCGAGGTCGCCCGTCCCGCCGTCGGGCCCGCCGATGCGGGCCAACGGGACGCCGGACGCGCCGAAGGTGGAGGACGTTTTCACGGTTCCGGTCGATTCCCTGAAGGTGGACCCGGCGCGGTTCCAGTACAAGATTTCCGGCATCGGGGCCGGCGGCGTCGGCAAGGAGTTGAAGGGGGCCGACTCGTGGAACCCGGAACTTGGCGGTACGCTGCTCGTGTGGCGCGACCCGGCCGACGGGCAGGACTACGTTGTCAACGGGCACCACCGGCACGACCTCGCCACCCGGCTGAACGCGGGCCGGGTGAACGTGCGGTACATCACCGCCGGCAGCGCGGCCGAGGCGCGGGCGAAGGGGGCGCTGGCGAACATCGCCGAGGGGCGGGGGACGGCCACCGATGCGGCCAAGTTCCTGCGCGATTCGGGCGGCACGGTGGACAACCTGCGGCGTGCCGGCGTGTCGCTGTCGGGGAAGATCGCAGCCGATGCGGTCCAGTTGCAAGGGCTGAGTGACAAGGCGTTCCAGTCGCTCGCCGAAGGGCGGATCGACGAGGCGAAGGCGGTGGCCGTGGCGAAGCACCTGAAAGACCCGAAGTTACAAGACCTGCTATTCCGCAAACTGGCCGACCGGGAGGATGAGGGCAAGGACTGGACGCCGGGCCAGATCGAGACGGCGGCCAAGAAAATGGCGTCGGCCGGCAAGGCGACCGCCACCGAAACGAACCTGTTTGGCACGTTCGAGGACGAACATTCGACGTTCGACCAGGAGGTAGAATTGGAGCACCACATCGGCCGGCAGTTGGCGCAGGAGGCGAACGACTACGCGGCCGTGGCGAGCACCCGGCGGGCCGACCGGGTGAGCGGGGCCGGCAACCAACTGAACACGGACGAGAACGCCCGCCGGCGGGACGCGGCCACCCAATCGGCCGCCCTGTTCGACCAGCACGCGAACCTCATCGGCCCGGTGTCGGCGGCGATCAAGGCCGGCGCGGCGAAGTTGCTGGCGGCCAAAACCAAGAAGGAGAAAGAGCGTGTCAAATCCGAAACCCTCGAAGCCGTCCGATCCGCCGTCGCCGAAGTCGGAGGCGGAAAGCCCACACCGGCTCACGCCGGACCAGTGGGCGGCGGTGGAAGCGGACATGCGGCACCTGCTCAACCTGCCGAGCAACCAGCCGCCGGCGAACAAGGACGAGGACAAGTAGACGCCAAGTTCACCGGCGTGGCCGCGAACGGGGTCCGCTACGTGGACGGGGTGGCACAGAAGGGGGAGGACAGGTCGGCGAAGGCCGCCGACCCGGTGGCGGACATCGAGCGGCATATCGCCGACTGGCAGCCGGGCGGGGCCAAGTACCGGCAGTACGAGACGACCGGCCGCCAGCCGGCCGACCTCGAAGCGGCCGACGGCGAGGCGACGGCGTTGCTGGACCGGCTCGACCAGTCCGCCCTGACGACGGACGACCTGAAGGCGTTGGCCAAGCGGCTGACCGGCGTGCCCGGAAAGACCCGCCGCGAAGCGCTGCTGTCCATCCGCGGGAAAATGACCTCCATCCGTCGCATCCTCAGCGGCCTGAAGTCGTAACCCGCACTTCGACAACCCAACCCCCACCCCGCCCCGGCCTCACCCGCCGGGGCTTTTTTCGTTGGCAGGTGTCATCGGATGACACCTGCGACCAGCCCGCCAGCATAATCGCCCGCCCGTCGAGTGGGGGACAATCGCCCCCACTATGCCCACCGCCCGCCTCGCCGAATCGTTCGCCGCGCCCCTGTCCGGATCCCGCGTGGACCGGGACGCGGGCGTCGTTCGTGACGTGCTCGTCTGCGGCACCACCAGCGCCAACGGCCGGTCCTACCCGTGGGGCAAGGGTCTGACCTGCGACCCGGCCCTCTACGAAGGCCGTCCGGTCAACTGCGACCACGGCAAGACGGCGACGGTGGACCGGCGGTTGGGGTGGCTGGAGAACGTCCGCATTTCGGCCGACGGGCGGCCCCGCGCCGACCTGCACGTCCTCCGCAGTCACCCGATGGCGGATCGCATCCTCGAAGCCGCCGAGCGGAACCCGTCGTTGTTCGGGCTGAGCCACGTCGCCGTCGCCCGCACGCGGATGGACCGCGGCACCGAGGTCATCGAAGCCATCCAGTCCGTCGAGAGCGTGGACATTGTGGCGGACCCCGCGACCACGAAATCCCTTTACGAGAGCGCCATCACCATGCCGACCCTTCGCACGTTCCTCGAATCGGTCGGCAAGGTCAAGCCGGCCGCCCTGAAGTGGAGCCGCGCCAAGTGGGTGCGGGAGATGGACGAGTCCGGCGCGCCGATGGACTTGCCCCCGCCGCCGGCCCCGGACGCGACCGAGCCGGACGCGGACGAGGCGACCACGGCCGCGTTCAAGGCCGCCATTTCCGCCGTGGTGGACAAGGCGATGAGCGGCGGGATGGACCCGAAGGAAGCCTTGACCAAGATCAAGACGCTCCTCCGCTCGCACGGCGACATCAACGGCGACGGCACGGTGGACGCGGCCGACGTGGACGCGGCCGACGACACCGCCGCCGACCTGCCGCCGGACGAACTGGCGAAAGCCGAGTCGAAGGGCGTCCAGAAGGGCAAAGACCTGATCTACGAGGCGATCAAGACGGCCACGTCCGTCGGTCTGCCGGCCGACCGGGAGACGCTGGAACTGATCGCGGACTTCCCGGCCGAGCGGATCGCGGCCGTGGCCAAGCGGCTGACCGAATCCAAGCCGGCCGAGAAGCCCCGCACGACCGGCCGCACCACCCAAGTCGCCGAGTCGAAGCAGACCCCGAACACCCCGCAGGCGGCGTCCGTCGTGGGCGAGTTCCGCCGGCCCTAACCCTCCCGCCCACCCACCCGCCCGGTGCCACGCATGGCGAACGCCGTCCCCCAGACCGCCGACTACGAGTCGCGCGCCCGTCACGTCGAGGTATACGACGACTTCGCGGCCGTCCCCGTCCGCCAGCGGGCGTCCTACACGCTGGCCGACGGCGCGGCCGGGGACGACCTGGCGGCGACCATCGTATTCACGACCAGCCGTCGGGTGCTCGTCAACGGCGTCCACATCATGCCCGACGGCAGCGCGGCCGGGGTGGACGGGAGCAACACGTCGGCGTGGACCGTGACCGACGGGACGAACACGGTGGCGACGAAGACGTACACGACCAACTTCCCGGCCGACAGCGTGTCCGACTCGCTCGGGACCATCGCCTACGGCGTGATCGAGGCCGGCGGGCGGCTGGAGTTGGCCGTCACGAACGGGGCGACGGCCGACCTTCCGGCGGTTCGGCTGCTGATCGAGTACACGGACCTGGAGGCGTACTGCGGCCGGTACACGGTGACGGCGACCGACGACGGGACGGTGGCGGCGGCCGACAGCACGGTCACGCTCGCCCCGTCCGACGCCACGGCCGGGGACAACGACGAAATTTACTTCGCGCTCAACCAGACGGTGACGCCGGCGGCCAACAAGACGGTCGTGGCCGCCGCCCGGATTCAGTACGCCGAGGCGAACACGAGCGCGGCCAACGTCGCGTTCGGCCTGACCAGCGACCTGTCCGCCAACCTGCTGGCGGACAACGGCGGCGGCGTGCGGGCGACCGGCAGCAGCTTCATGATTTACAAGGTGGACGGCGAGACCGCGTGGCGGTGCGTGACCCGGATCGGCACGGCCGTCACGACCAGCCTGTCCACCCTGACGGCCGGCGGGTCCGACTTCGCGGACCTGGAGGTGGTGCTGAGCGAAATCACCCCGCTCGCCCTGACCGCCACTTACCGGGTGAACGGGTCTACCTTGTCGAACGCCGCCAACGGCCTGCCGATCAGTCACCGGGTGACCTACTCCGGGGTGGCCGCGTGCTACCCGGTGGTGGCGTTGAAGAACGGCAGCACGACCGCCGAGGCGGTCGTGATCGACGACCTGTACCTGCACTACACCCGCTGACACCCCCCCCACCCACCCGGAGCCACCACCATGGCGAACGCCCTTGTCCAGACGGACACTTACCAGAAATGTGACCTCGTGGTCGAGTTCTTCGACGACTTCATTGAAGAGGTGGACTCCACCAACGTGTACACCGTGACGGCGACCGACAGCGGGACGGCCGCCGTCGGCAACGGGGTCGGCGGGATCATGGTCGTCACCGCCTCGGACGGGTCCGTGGGGGACAACGACGAGGTGTACGTCGGGTTCAAAAACCTGGTGTTCACCCCGGCCGCCAACAAGACGTTCGTGGCCCGCGCCCGGCTCCAGTACTCGGAAGCCAACACCGACGACGCGAACGTGGCGTTCGGGTTCATCAACAGCGTGTCCGCCAACGCCATCGTGGACGACGGGGCCGGGCTGCTCGCCAGCGGCACCCACTTCGCGATCTACAAGGTGGACGGCGGCACGGTGTGGAAGTGCGAGTCTCGCAACCAGACGGCGGTGTACACGAACACCAGCACCCTGACGGCCGGCGGATCCGCCTACGTCACGATGGAGATCGTCATCAGCGAGATCACCACGTCGAACATGACGGTCAGCTTCAAGGTGAACGACTCGTACCTCGTGGACGCGACGACCGGCTTCCCGATTGTTCACAAGGTGACGTACACGAGCGCCGACGCGGTGACGCCGTTTGTCGGCGTGAAGAACGGCGGCGCGAACGTCGAAGTGGTGAACGTCGACTACCTGTACGCCGCGGCCACCCGTTAACCCTCCGGGCGGGGGTTCCCGCCCGTCCCCTCACACCCAAGACCCACCCGGAGCGAGTTCAGACCATGCACCACCGAATCCCCAAACTGGTCGACGCCTTCAAGGGCGATTCGGCCGGCGTCGTGAAGGAACTGCGGGAGGCGGCCGACAAGCGGCAACTGCGCCTCACTGACATGCCCCTCCCCCAACTGCTCTCCGACCTGTGCGGGCACCGCCGGTTCGTCGAGTGGGTGGCGGACGAGGGGATGCCCCTCAAGCGGCTGGAGGAGGCCGCCGGCGTGTCCACCGGCGCGTTCCAAGCCATCGTCGATCCGTTCGTCCAGTCGTCCGCGATGGCCGCCTACGAGAATGCCGAGTTCGTGTTCTCGAAGCTGATCCCCAAGCGAAGCACCGTCAAGCGGTGGGAAATCCTCCGCGGCCTGGGCAAGATCGGCGACGAGGCGTTGGTGGTCGGCGAAGGGAAGCAGTACCCGGAAGCGACCGTCAGCCCGGACTGGATTCAGACCCCGGAAGTGAAGAAGCGGGGCTTCGTGGTCAGCGTCACGAAGGAGATGATGAAGTTTGACGAGACGGGCGTCCTCAACGACCGGCTGACGGGTCAGGCCGAGTCGATGGGCATCAGCAACGAGAAGCGGGCGTGTGCGTGCATCGCGGACGCCGGCGAGAGCGCCACCAACGGCTACTACCGGCACGTCTGGCAGGGCACGAGCTACGCGACGTACCAGACCTCGACGCCGTGGGACAACGTGACGGCGAGTAACGCGCTGGTGGACTTCGCCACGGTGGACGCGGCCCGGCAGACGTTCCTGGCCCTGACCGACCCGCAGACGGGCGAGCCGCTGAACTTCTCGATCAAGGACGTGATCGTCCCGCCGGCCCTGGCGATGAAGGCCGTCCTCGCCCTGACCAACGGGAACGTGACGATGGCCGTGGGCGGCTACCCGACGAGCGGGAACCCGGTGCGGAGCGAGTCGCCGAACCCGATCTACACGGTCCTCGGACCGATGCGGCTGCTCGGCGCGAACAGCCAGTACTTCCGCAACGCCAGCGGCAGTGACACCGCCTGGTTCGTCGGCGACATCGCCGGCGCGTTCGAGTACCTGGAGGTGGAGCCGATGACGGTGAAGACGCAGGGCGAGGACAGCGAATCGGCGTTCAACGCCGACGTGGTGATGCGGGTGAAGGTGTCCGAGTGGGGCACCTACTTCACCAAGCAGCCGCGCAAGATGAGCAAGTGTACGGCCTGATAACGGCCCGCGCCCGCCCCCGGTTCGCCCGCCGGGGGAGGCACACTCCCCCGGAGTCACACCCGTGGCCGTCAACGTCGAGAGCATGTGTACGCTGTTGCACGCCCGGTATGCCGAGATTCTCGGTCAACTGGCTGGCCTGCCGTCCGTGTCCGTGTCGGAAGGCGGGCGGTCCATTTCCACGGCGTCGGAACTGAAGGCGCAACTCGACCTGATTACCCAGCAGGCGGCGCAGTTGGGTTGCCCCATCGGGACGATCAACGACCCCGCCTGTGTGTTCACCCGCGCCCGCCCGTGAGGTGATCCGTGCTCCAATTCGACACCCAGCCGGCGATCCCGTGGGCGGCCACGGGCACCCTCACCGTCACATCGGTTCGCCCCAACTCGACCAACGCGGCCGAGTCCGTGACCGTGTACGCGACGTACCCCGGCCCGATCCGCGAACACCGGCCGAGCAACGGTGTGTTCCAGTCGCAGGACTGCAAGGTCACATTCGCCAGCACCGCCGTGTCGTTCGACCTGAAGCCCCGCGACACGTTGGGGTTCGACTCGAAGACGTGGACGGTGCGGCAGGCCCAGCGGTTCGACTTCCTGAAGTTCTGGGACGTGCAGTGTTTCCGGCTGATTGTGCCGACGGACCTGTGCGACACGATTGCCGTCTACCGGGGCACCTCGACGGCCGGCAGTGACGGGTTCCGGTCGGCGTCCCTGGCCGTCGTGTCCGCCCTGTCGGCGATCACCGGCCGGTTCCAGCCGGACGGGTGGACCGAATCGCCGGACGTGGACGGGAAGTTCGTCCGCCGCCGGCGGTGGAAGGCGTACCTGTCCACGGCGGCCGACGTGAAGGCCGGCGACAACCTCGTGGTGAGCGGCACCTATTACGAGGTGAAGCAGCAGGACGACGTGGAACAGTTCGACACCTACACCGTGGTCACTTGTGAGGAGTTGGACTGATGGCCACGCCCACCGACAGTGACGTGGCGGCCGGCATCCGCACCCGGTGGGCGGCCACGTCCTCGTTGAACTCCATCATCGCCAGTACCGCCGCCTGGCGGGGCCGCGCCCCGGAGCGGGCGGCCTTTCCTTATGCCCGGTTCAACGTGACCGAGAGTGACCGGGAACTCACGTCGGGCAGCGCCTACCTCGCCCGGTTCCGGGTGGATATCGACTGCTATGTGAGTGCCGACCCGCCGGCGGCGGCCACCCTGCGGGCCGCCCTGGACGCGGCGTTCAACGGGACGGCGACGACGCCGGCGGCCGGGCTGACGGTGAGTAACGCGACCGTCCTGACCTGCGCCGCCCTGCCGGGCACGACGAGCCGGCCGACGACGGAGCGGGTGGACGGCAAGGACGTGGTACGGGTGTCGGCCTCGTTCGAGGTGTACTTGATCGGCACCCGTTGAGCGGCAGCATAAACCGGGCGGCCCATTTCCCGCGATGATGCGGGGCAACCATCGGGGGAATCGACAATGGCCATCCTGAGCGGGGCAACCGGGTCCGTCAGTTTCAAGGCGACGGGCGGGTCCGTCGTCACGCTGGACGTGACCGAGTGGAGCGTGCAAGAGGGGAACCGGATCGCCGACGTGACGACCTCGGCCGCCGCGTACACGGCGTTCCAGGGGACGGTGGCCGATAACACGTGGTCGTTTTCGCTGCCACTGGACGCGGCCAACTCGCCCGAGGTGACGGCGGCGATGGCGGTCCCCGCCACCGGCACCATCTGGTTCAAGCTGGGCACGTCCTCGACCTACCACAAGATCACGCCGACGACGGTGCAGCAGATCAGCCCGACGAACAACGCGGCTGGGGACGTGGTGCGGGTGACGGTGAGCGGCGGCGGCGGGGCGCTGACGCTGTACACCGGCACCGCCCCGGCGTGAACCCCTCTTTCCCAAAGGGGGGTGACGTATGGCGTTCATTTCGGGGGCCGGCGGGCAAGTCGTCGTGTCCGTGTTCGACACGAATTTCGACCTGTACGCGCAGCGGACGTGGAACGTCGTCCAGTGGACGCTGACCGACGAGGCGATTGTCTCCGAGGTGCCGCACGTCGCGGCGTCGGGCGTGCGACTGGCGACGATGGGATACCGCCTGTCGTGGTCGATTACGCTGCCCGTGGACGATACCGAGTTGCCCGGCCGGGTGTTCACCAACTCGGCGTACTCGACGGCGACGGACGGCACCTACGGCGGGCTGTACGCCGGTCAGCCGGTGGCCGTCTGGTTCAAGGTGGGGACGGCGACCCTGTACCACCGGGTCACGAACTCGATGATCCAGGCGATGACGCCGGTGTGCAATTCGGCCGGGGACGTGGTGCGGCTGACGGTGACGGGGGGCGGCGGGGAGGTGCTGTACTACGTCCCGAACACGACCCCGCCGGCGACGACTTCGGCCGGCGGCGGCACCGGATTCGGCATCGCCGGCGGCGGCGGCACCGGGACGGCCGGCGGCTTCTCAACCCTCACAGGTGGCCCGTGACGAACGCGGACTTGATGACGACCGAGGTGCCCGTAACCCTGCCCGACGGCACGGTGTTGCGGGTCCAAAAGTTGAGCGTGATCGGCGAGCAGAAGTTGACCCAGGAGATCGGCCGACGGTTGCACGCCAGTTACGGGCCGGGCGGGTACTTCGCCAACGCCAAGTCCAGCCTGGAATTCCTCGCCAAAGCGGGGATGCACGCGGCGTATCAGCAGGCCGTTTCCGAACTCACCCGGCTGACGGCCTCAAAAACGTTGCCGGGGTTCGACGCGATTGACGAGTTCCGCACCACTCCGGACGGGCTGGCGGCGGAACTGTACCTCCGGACCCGGCAGACGCATCCGGAGTTGGCCGAGCCGGTCATCCGGTCGCAACTGAACGACCTGACGGCGTGGCAGGTGTGCACGGCCATGTTGGAGGCGTTCGCCGAGGATCACAAAAGACGATCCGATGGTGCTGGCGCACCTGATTGAGCGGACGGGGGACCTGACGGCGTGGGCGCGGGACGGGGCGGCGGTCGGGCTGACCCTGGCGGCGATCCTCGACCAGACCCCGCAGCAGGTGGTGGCGACGTACTACCGGACGCCGCCGCCGGTGCCGCCGGACCAGTTGGAAGCGCTGATCGCGGAGAACGACCGGCGGGGCAAGAAGGGGCTGAAACCGTTGTGCCCGCCGTGGCTCAAGAAACTCCTCGTGGAGCGGACCCGTGACGCCAGAGGAACAGGCTGAAGAGCAGTACCAAGCGCTTCTCAAGAAGCGGCTGGACATCCTCCGTCAACAGCAGCGGATTCAACGGGACATCGCCCGCGCCCAGCGGGAAGAGTACCTGACGACGAGGAACCCGCTGGCCGAGGCGCAGCAGCGGTTGCGGGTGATCCAGGAGGAGCGGGCGGCCAACCGGGAGCGGGCGCAGGCGGACCAGCAGGCGCGGATCCACGACCTGCGCCAGCGGTTCGGCGTGGCCGGTCAGATGTACGGGCGACTCGAGCAGGCGGGGCAGTCCCGGTTCGCAAAGGTGGCCGGCACCGGCCTGGCGGCGTTCGGGGCCACGGTCGGAGGGATGGCCCGATCCGGGTTTTCGGGGACCGTGGAACAGAACGCTTTCGATTACGAGTGGAAGTTGCTCACCCGCGAAGTGGCGGCGGCGTTCAAGCCGGTCCTCGAACTGATGACGAAGGGCGTCAGTTCCGTGCGGCGGTTCATGGAGGGGTTGGACGGCAGCGGGCAGCGGATGGTGATGATCGCCGGGCTGCTGGGCGGCGCGTACGGCACGCTCCGGGTGGCCCGCACCGTGGGCGGCGTGCTGGGGATGGCCGGCAGCGTCCTCGGCGGCGGGGCCGGTCTCGGCAGTCTGGCCGGGTTGGGCGGCGCGGCGGCCACGTCGGGCGGCGGCGGTCGGTCGTCCGGGAGCGCCGCGGCGGCCACGTCTTGAGCGCGTCGGTACGATCGGCAGGGGATCCTCTCCGTGGATCGTAGCTGTCCATGCGTATCTATTCGAGTAGGACCTACCTCGCCAAAGGTGCGGCGCCCTAGCGCCGATCCACACTGGATCTTCGTCTCGACCGACGATCACGATCACGCCAGGGCCGACGATCCCGCGTAGCATGGGATCCCACTTAGGATCCGCTAGGTCCACGCCTAGATCCCGGAGTGTGACGACAAGATCGGCCGTGTCGCTGATCTTATTGTCACCCCAAGCGCCCGGCAAAATGCCATTGTGCAATAGCCGGGCCTTTTCTCCGACACGCCACCCATGCACCATGCGATCGTCGCGCGGGCCGCTAGTAGCCTGCCTCCAGTGTACGACGATCCCGGTTTGTCCTACGGTGGTAGCCTCCGCCTTG